ATAGGAATAGGTATACCTCCTTCCGGTCCTCCCTCCGGATAGAATGTTAGATCAACATCTGGTTGTACGGTCTTGATATGTTCTCTAAATGCTCTCGAATCTCTAGCTAAAAAGAAGTTATCTACAAAGTTTCTAATGTCTTTTTGTTCACTAGAACCATTTACACTTACAAGCATATGTTTTAGTCTTGTAGACAGCTCTGGAGATGCGTCTTTAGAGATCTTCCTCAACCCTTCTATCTCTTGGTCTATTTTAATGGTATCGGAATGAGTAAGAAGTTTAAATTCTATTTCTACACCGGAACTAGGTAGCGTATACTGGAATCTATTTTCTCCCTTTTCCAGTGGTGTATAGTCTATATCTACATTACCGACCTGTGAGAGATCAATTGTCTGCTTTTCTCCGAGGTAGTCAAACTCGTAGTCTTTACCGTATCCGAGAATACGTGCTGCTACAAGAAGGGCGTTCTTATCTCCTACAAGTATGTCTCCATACTTAATAGTTTTATCAACAATAAGAGAACGTAGGAGGTTGTCTACTACGGTACCTTTTTGAATGTAGTTTTGATTGGTTAAGATGTCTTCTTCTTTAGCCGTCATGTACTTCATTTCGATAGTACCGGACGATAAAGGAGAGTCTTTAGGGTATAGTAAGCCTTTTGAAGGCAGATCTACAACTTCTGTTGGGAATTGAAACTGGTTATCCATTATTTATGATTAGTTAAAACTTGTTTATTATAAATATATATTAATAAACTTTTTTTAGCCAGGTCGATATAACTTGCCGCTACTATCGACAGCAAAACCTTGAATACCTTTAATACCTTTCTCAAAATAAGCTTGTCCAGTCTCTAAAGCTTTTTGAAGGGTACTCATAGCTCTATTTGCTATATCTGAGGAGGAATCGTTGGCTAAATCCGCTTTGTCTATAAGATCAAGAAAGAAGTACTCGGCCTGTCGAGCTATATTCAGAGCAGATTGACCAATATCGCCTGAATCTATGACTCCGTCTTTAAGGTCACCAAGTAAAAATTTGGCTTCGTCTACTGATGTTGCTAGCTCACCTTGAGCGGCAAAAACTCCTTGGGCAGCCATCTGATCTACTAAACCTATCATTGCATCAAGAGCTGTAGAAGAGTACTGACTTCCCTTTAAAAATTCACCTGGGTCTTGAGCGTAGGCACTTACTGTCCCCATAAACATTACTACAAAGATTACTACTGCAAAAGCTACTACAAATTTAAATATACGGGGATGTTTCTCTTTGAATCTAATTACAGCCTTAAGTATTCTGTTAACAAGATTTACAATTCTAATTACTAATCTTCCGGATAAATTCTTTAAAGAAGATGTTATTTTTTGCAAGGCTGTTGAAAGGGGTGATAAAAACTTTTCTGCTAAACCGCCTCTATCTTGTTCTACTAAGAGTTCTAAAGAAGTTAAATAACTATTATACTCCTTAATAGATAGTTCTTCGTTTAAGTACTTTTCAGTAGTTAAACAGATTGTTGTATCTAAATTTATTATGTCAAGTAGTTTCATATCTATAAATATAAGAAAAGCCTGATATTCCTACCAAGCTTTTCGTTGTATATTAATATACTTTAATTTTCTTAGTAGTTTAGGATGCAGTAATCCATTGCCATGGTTACTGAAATTTCAGCTACTTCAGAAGAACTCCAATCATAGTCGCCGAAACTAGCATCAGTAATGAAAGCACCTTTGATTATCCATTCACCAACGATATCACCTGCAGGTCCTAATTGGTTTAGAGTTACATCTCTCTTGTAATTATCAGAATATCCTGCTCGACCGGTTACTGATTCGTAAGCAGATCTAGCCCATTCCATTACAGCTTGAGCACCAGAAGGAGTGATAGGATCGTAAAGAGTGATATCAATATCATTCCACTCTCTTTTACCACGGATTTTTCTGTAGCTGTTAATGTGATCAAGCTTAATTGATTCATCGGTAAAAGAAGGCGTGCTTGCAGTCTTTACCATGAAAGAGGGAATATCGTCGAAGTACATTACAAAGCGATTTTGAACTTTAGGTTCAAATGCTCTAAACATGATTTCGTTTGCGTCTAATACTGCCATATTGGTGTTCTTTTTATATAAATATAGTTGTTAGAAATTATACTGCGAAACTTGCTCCTGTTGGCTCAATCGTAAAGTCTAGTACGATGAACTCAGCAGTTTTGGCCGGTTGAATAAATACCTGACCAACTAACTGGTTACGGTCAATTACGTCGGCAGTGTTGTTAGTGTCGTCCATTACCACACGGTAGGCGTAAAGTCCTTGACGCTGTACTACTGATTCTAGGTAAGGATTAACTGCTGCAAGGAATCTGTTTCTTGTTGCAATTGTATTCTGTTCGAATACTAAGTTTCTTGCTTGATCTCCGAAGAACTTCTTCAATTCGATTAACAATCTTCTTACGTTTACTCGGTCTAAAGCTGTCGCTTTTTTCTGTAATGTCTTCTGACCGAATACTGCAATACCTGTTCCTGGGAAAGTAGCAATTGGGTTAACGTTAGCATCGTACAATGTATCACGTTGTGCCTTAGTTAATTTTCTTTCTGCTTGAATTACTCCTGGAATACCGCCTCTTACTAAACCGGCAGGAGCAAACCATGGTGCCGAACTGTTATCGTTGGCAGCATATACTCCTGGAATTACTACTGAAGGAGGTACAAATTGGTTTCTTCCTGTCTCTGTACCTACTTGTACGAATGGGTAGTAAGTGGCTGCATAAGAGGTATTTAATGCATCTGCATTTCCTACTACTGTTGCAGGTGCATCACCGTAATCAGAAGTATCAAGTACGTAAATACAATCACCTCTTGTCTCAGCAAGTGAAATTAATGCGTTAACTGCTGTACCATGTACATCGGATAAAAGACCGGGTGCTACTACTACGTTAAACTGGTAGTCATCTTTATTTCCTAGAAGAGTAGTAATATCTGCATAATCAGTAGCAGGGTCAATACCTTGTGCTTCGTTAGCTGTAAACCCGTTGTAGTATATATCTCCTCCAGCCACTATAGCTCCAGTACCTCCGTAGAAAGAACCAGACTGTGTAGTTGGTAGAGAACCGCTATAAGATACGCCATTAGAATCTGACCCTACTGTAATTCCGTCATTTCCTACATAATTAAGAGTTGGAAGATTTACTGCAGAGACTCTTACGTAATTAGAACGATTAGGATACTCACCAGTTAAAGTAACATAAGTCTTATCTGAAGATATAGCTCTTACTTGGTTACCTATTACTGATTCAATATAGTTGGTTGAGTTAGGGTCTAAAGAAACGTTATTAAATGTTTCAAGAACTACTTTTTCTTTTAAATTATCATCACCACGTCTAACAGAAACGGTAAAAGTACCTTTTGCGTTATTAATATTAGATATTTCCCATCTTAAATTATCCGCTGAACCAGAAACCAAAGAGCTATCAGAGTTTTGAGCACCGCCATCAGCAACTCCGGTAGAGTTGTTGTAAATAGTACCTTCTCCAATAGTTTCAAGAACGAAAGGATCAGTAGCATCTATTCCAGAAGCAGTTATGTTAGTGGAAGAAGCAGGTCCAAAAGTGTCTCCAACTACACGGCTAATTAAAGCAGTTGAACCACCTTGGTTAAAAAAGCTACGTACTGCAATTGAAGTTAAAAATTCTTGTTTAGTAGATCCTGATTCAAAAGTAGAACCGAAGATTCTTTGGTACTGACCGTAAGAAGTAACTACGGTTGGGATCTCAACCGGTCCTTTAACTGTTGGACCAATAAATGCGGTTCCGGCTTCGGCGGGAGCAGGTGCAACGAAAGTTAAATCATTCTCTCTTGTAAATACACCAGGTGAAATAATTGTTTCTGCCATGTTAGGGTTTTTTAAAGTTCTTTTAAGATTCTTATATATAAATATGACAAGGTTCTTCCAAACAGATAATAAAATAATCGGGAAGATTCTTAAATAAATAGACTTACTTAACCTAAAAACCCTTTATAGGTAACTTACTATTCTACGTCAGTAAAAGGGAGAAAAGTACCTTCTTGAACATTAACTGAACCTTTTCCGTATTTTTCTTCTAGTTCTTTGGCAATGTTACGTTCGGCTTGAATAAGGTTATAGTAAGCGTCGTCAGCTTTTTTCTTTCTATCGTCAAGAGCTTTTTGATTTAACTCTATACTGCCGTACTCTCTGATGATATTTTGAGTAACTTGCTGTATTTCGGCAATCTTGCTTAATTCTTCTTGTTCTAATTTTATCGGTTCGTTTGACATAATATATGATGTTTAATATATAATTATAGAAGTTTATCTTTTATTTCTTTAAAAACTTGTTCAGGTGTAATAGTTTTAGTGCATTCAAATTGTCTATCAGTATTCTTTAACCTAGGGCACCAATTCCAATCAGAAGGATCAAACTTTAAATCGGCACTGTTAAAACAACTATTGCATACATTTTCATTATGTATTCTTAAACATTTATTTTTAAATTCGAATTCAGGAGATGTAAAACCAGAGATTAAAACGGTAGGGTGATCTAGAGCCCATGTTAGCCATGAAAGGCCTGAGCTCAATCCGATGTGAAATTTTCCGTTTTTAATTATTCCAGCTGTTTTATATAGTTCTAATCCTGTCTTGTCTATGCTATTCTCAGGTATAACATTCATAGAGTCCTGCGTACCAAAATTTTTATTTTGATCTATACAGACTCCGTGGTATCCTTGAGCTTGTAATTTATCTAATAAAAATTTCCATCCGTCTTTATTATTCCAGTATTTACATTGAGCGGTAGATTGTATAGAAAAAGTAAAATATCTATCCGGTAATGTATAATCTACATAATCTTCCAAATCTAGATTAGGCAACAGTTCTGTATAGGTAACTCCTAATATGTCTGCAGCTGTTTTCTGTAACGGCTGATTGACAAATGGTCTCGGATGTAAATTGTCGTTATACATATCGTTTTCATAGAACCAACCAAGTCTATAGGTAGCATAAACATCTTCTATAATTTCACCAGGATTGACGAACTTTATATCTGGATATGATTTTTCGAAAAGAAAATTCTTGTAGGTACTGCAGACTACTTTACATTTATGGGTTTTTCTGAATTTTTCTACATACGGAAGCCAAGCTATGGTATCCCCTAAAGAAGAAGATTCAAAATTTACTCTAACTAATTTACCTTTACAGTTAAAATCGTAATTAAAAATCTCCTTATTTTTATGTATATCAGTAACTGTAATATTCCAAGGAATAAAGAATCCCTTAGATGCTTGAGTCCACATTCCAGAACTAATTATATCTTCCCAGATTATTTTGGTTCCATTCTTAAACTGTACTTTATACCTATTTTTTGAGTTACCTGTTATTGAACATTTAGGACCATTACCGTTAAAATCAACCTTAACCTCTGGTATGTTAGAAACGGTTTTGTGCTTACTCTTGGTATTCTTTGGAGTAACTGTATACTCTCTAATTAGAATATCTTTCATACTTTCCGGTTGTACTAGTTTAACTAAGCTTTTTGATCTCTCCATCCAAGATAAATTTTCAGCAGTTTGTAGAGCCTTTATACGGTAGTCGTCGTAGTTGGAAATAACCTTTTTTATACCTTCTAAGACTTCATTAGAATCTTTATTTACTCTAACCATTCCTTCAAGATCGTTCTCCATACATCCTATGACCGGTAGTCCACATGCCATAGCTTCAAGTATAGTAAGGTTTGGATGTCCGGCTTCTAATTCCGAAGGATTAAGAAAAATTGTATGCTCACGGTAAATACTTACTAACTCTTCTTGAGTCGGTTCAAAAATCCAGTTTATATCTACATCCTCTACCCACCTATTAGATTTAATATAGTTTTTATTATTTTCTGGGCCAACTATAGTTATCGGAATGTTAGCTTTAACTGCAGCTTTGATACCTTCGGTGAATCCTTTTCTATCGTATCCAGGATCTCTCCTCAGCCCGTTATTTGCAACCATAAGAAGACTATGTGAGTCTTGCTTATTTGTAGGACTATAGAAGTTAGTATCTACTCCGTGTGAAAAATATAGAACCTTATTAGAGTCAAAATAATCTACTAGATACCTGGCCGGTACTATAGATAAAGTAGATTTTTCTATAGCTTCTAAATTCTGTTTATACACAAAGCTGTCTTTACCGTAAAGAAAGGCTTGATGATCGTGAAATTGAAATATGTATGGAATTCCTTTTTCTGCCAGGTTTAATGCTAAGTTAGCCATATGTACCTGAACTAGATCGTATTCACCTGGTGTAACTTCACTTTCCCATCTTAGATCAACTTCATGTCCTAATTGTTTAAAATTGGTGATAAATTCCCATACTATTTTTTCAACGGCTCCCCATCCTTTAGGGGGGACTTCTATACCGCAGCCAGGATTAACTTGACAAATTTTCATAAAGGTAATTTAAAATTTTAGTTGTTTCCTTTGTATTTTTATACCCATGATAATACATTAAAGTGTCGTTATTTACAACTAAAGAAGGGGTATGCCCCTCGGTTAATAGTTTGTTATTAAGGTTTGTTGATTGTTCACCTCTTACGTATGCATCAAATGTGTGACAGTTAGTGTGAATAAATCCTAAAGTCTCTGTAACGTTGTATTTCCAAAGCAAGGTATTAAAAACTGTCTCGTCCGGATATGGGAAATAATGTACTTGTTTAGAGCGAAGAAACTTATTTTCGCATATTGAATTCCATTCTAAAATAAATTCATAATGTTTATCATTGAAAAGTATAAAGCAATTTTGAATATATCTACAAGAGTTTCCTTCTATTCTAGGATTTCCATCCATGTAAACTTTCACATTTACCCCAAGATACTCGCAAAGTGCATTGGTGGTAAAATAAGTAGTTGTCCCGTCTGGGTAGGCTGTATAGATGTAGGGTATCTCGCAGTATTGATGTCCTCCTAAAGGGTACTCAAATGTTTTGTTTTCTAAAAGTTTTTTAAAATTTAGTCTTTTACCTACTATAACGTCTGCATCTATAAAGCATATAGTTTCATTTTTAAACTTAGTTAACACGTCTAAAAGTATTTTAGGTTTCATAAACTCTAACCTATCCGGGTTTTCCGGAAACGGAAATGCTATATTAACTACGTTAGTACCTTCTAGGTTAGGTCTATATCCTATTCCATAGTAAACAAAAGTATAGTTCTCTATAAAATCTTTTCTAGTTAAAGTTAATGATCTGTAGAGATTATATGCATATGCTTCGTAAGCTCGATTGCCGTAGGTTATTATAATCATACCATATCGATATTAAGAAAATTTTTATCTCTGTATACCTTTTCAATAAAAGAAAATCCTTTGGCCTGTAATGCTAGATACTCTGGAAAATGTCCTATTGGTCTTCTGTTGTAAATGTTTGTTGTCCATAGATCAAAAGCATCCCAAGAGGTATTTTTGATAGCATTATGTATATTTTGTATTTTTTCGCCGGGTATTAAATACGCTGTAGCTTCGTAAAACGAATTACTAGCGATATGGTCCTCATAAACGTGATCATATTTGTATACTGGTCCAAAGCTAAAAAAGTCATAGTCGTTCTTTAAACATAAATTATACGCTTGTTTAACTTTTTCTATAAATTCTTCTGGAGGTATGATTAGAACGGCATCGCATTCAAAAAATAGATATCCAGTATTTTCTTTTGGAGTACAGTTTAGAATAGCATCGGTATGAGCTTTAAATGCACCGTAGTGTCCGGGAGCTAGTTTCATAAATCCAGGTTCGGATGTTATGTCTTGAGGACGTGCGCAGTTTATAGATGGAGGAACAGATGTATAGGGAGTATTTACGTTTGGATTATACTTAACGTCTAGGTCTGTTAAAGCAATAATAGATTTAATAGATTTTATTTCTCGGTCATCAGTAATTCGTGTAAGTAGGTGAGATGCTACGAATTCAGGGGCAATGTTGGTGTAATTAATAGATTGTTTTGTACTTTCATAGATGGTTTTTAATTCAGTTACATTAGTGGAGGTTAGACTATAGGTATTAGCGTTACCGTCATATATTACTTCTATTTGAGTAGGTTCAGAGTCAAGAGGGATAAAGTCTATTCTATAGTCATTTATACCTGAGGTTCTATGGAAGAACTTTTGAGTTTGTTTTCCGGGGGCGGTAACCTTATAGTAAGCTTTTCTAGGTTCTTCTGTACTAATATTCCAGGTAATTAAAGCTGCTTTAGATGTATCATTTGAAATTTGAAACGGTAATGCTACGCTACCATTTTTTATTAATGAACTCTCAGAAGGAGTTGTTACAGTATTCCATAAAGACTTTCCAAAATCAGTGAACATCAAAGGGGCGTCTTTTAAAATTATACTATCTATTCCGTTATCTGATTTTTTAACTAACTCTGCTACAAATTCCTCTGCTGAAAGCCAGTCTCTTTTGGTTACCTTTGCAATGGCTTTGTTGTAATCTTCTTCGTTGTTAATTTGAGGAAATATTTGAGTAAAGTAATCTAACTCCATATACATCATATGAAAAGAAAGATACTTGTCTTCATTTAGGTATCCATATCCTTTCTTATTCTGTATGTTCACTTCGTTAACAATTTCTTTGACTGCTTTTAAGTCTTCAATAAAGCAATCGTATTCGATTCTATAAAAATGAGTATACCCTAAAGATTTAGCTAAATTTGTTGAACGATATAAGTTAGATAGAACAGATAGTCCGTGAGGTTGCTTATTTTTTTCTGTTATATAAAATTTATGTTCCTCATTAGCATACCAAAAATTAATAATTCCTTGATCTTTATATTCTTTTTTAAACAACCTATTATTGGAATCGTATATAATGTAATCAAAACTATCGACTAAAGAAGAGTCAAAGTTACTGTTAGTAACTAACATTAAGGGCATATTTAACTTTTTAATAAAAGAAAGATACTTTGTAAGTTGTGTTAAAACATTCTTATCATGAAAGAAAGCATCAACTATAATAATAGGATTAGGTTCTTTAGTAGCTGGGTTCTTTAATTTGTTCTTTATTGCAACTAAAGTGCCAGTAGGTTCATTAGCATAAGTTTTAGTTAAGTCCTCACCGGTGGACTGATTGAATACTCTTTCTATATAGTAGTTTTTAGATAGTAAGGTGCTTACTAATTTTTCAAGTCTACCATCAACGTTACTGTGCCATTCTATCATAAATTTGTCTACAGCTTCAAAGATTTCATCTTCAAGACTTTCAATAAGATCGTACTCAGCACCCTCTATGTCTATTTTAATTAAGTCTATATTAGTTAAATTTTCTTGTTGTACGAACCTCTTTAAAGTAGTAGTAGGAACTACTACTTCTTCAACTTTATAACCATGTGCTGTTATATGATCTTTGTTAGTACTTCCGATAGTTGTATTGTCTGGTGAGATAAAGAACTTTAAGTTTTCTTCTGCTGTATGTACTGCTTTAGGTATTACTTTTAGCCTGGGATTTTGTTCTTCTAAATATTTTAGATTAATTAACGCAGTATCGTTAGGTTCAAAAGCGTAAACAGATTCTACTTGATTTTCTAGTAACAATTTGCTGAAGACTCCAGCGTTTGCTCCGATATCCAGTACTGTGTTGAGTTTGTTCTCAAATAGAAAATCATACTTTTTTTCCACAAACATTTCTGTATAATTGTGAAATAAACAATCAAAAGGATTTTTCAATTCTAGTTGAATATTTGGGGTAATGCCTGTTGGTTTAATGTCTACGTCTTTAGAGAACAGTAAATTTTTGTTGCGATCGTAGAAATCTAAAGTCAATACCTGCACC